CAAGTGATCCATTCTCCCCATGGGGTTGCGCGGGGAAACCCGCGCGACCCTTTTCGATGTCGGTACCGCTCTCAACCATCAAGTCGGCGCTCAAGGTCGACTACACGGACGATGACACGGAGCTGATTCGGCTCCGCGAGGTCGCCAACGTGTACGTCGAAAAGCGCACCGGGCTCGCGCTCAGCGCGCGTAGCGAGGCGCTGTACCTGTCGACGTGGACAGATTCGCTGATCCCCGTGGCACCGTACACGGGGCTGACGCACGTCAGGTACTACGACACCGGCAACAATCAGGTCACGATGCCGGCCGCCGACTACTGGCTCGACCAGTCCGACGGACCGATGCCGATCATCCGGTTCAAGCAGGCACCGCAGATCTTCGACGGCTCGGTGGTCATCGTCACCTATACCGCCGGGTACGCGAACATCCCCGACCCGCTGGTGCACACCATCATCTCGCTCGTCGGCGGTTGGTACAACAACCCCGAGTCCATGCAGCCCATCGGCCTCAACCCCGTGCCGTTTGGGGTTGACGCCATCCTCGACATGTACGCCGTGCGGAGTCCGATCCGATGATCTCGGGTGGCGTCCTGCAGTTTAAGGCGACGCGCCTCGCGGCATCCGATTCGCAGGATGCGCTCGGAATGCGCACCGACGTATGGGACGCGGCGGGCACCTTCCGCTGCGACCTACGCAACGACTCGACCACCGAGCAGCAGTACGCCGACGGCGTCGCCGTACGGCGCACGTGCGAGGTCCGCGCGCGCTGGCAGGCGGTGCAGGGCGTCGGGCTTACCGAGGTCGACCGCCTGGACGTGCGCGGGCGCATCCTGCGCGTCCAGTCGATCCGCAACCTGGATGAGGCCGACCGCGTCGCCGTGATCCTCTGCGAGGAAATCGACTAATGGCGACCATCGAGGAAGCCGTCCGCGCGATGCTCATCACCGGCACGACGCTGTCGGCGAACGGCATCGACGTGCCCGACGCGCGCGTCACTCACGGCTATCGCCTGCAGTCGACGGCGCTGCCTGCAGTTACGTACGAAGTGTCCAACCAGGCACCCGCCGATGTTTCGCGCGGCATCATGCAGGGCGAGCTCGCCGTCACGGGGATCGCCGAGACCAGCATCGACGCCGCGACCATCGGCGACGCGATTGAGGCCGCCCTTGTCGCTGGGACATATTCAAGCATCGACATCGATTCCATCGTCATCACTAGCAAGACCCTCGCGCCGCCTGCCGTCGGGCTCGGGGACGAGCAGGAACCCGCCACGGTGACGGTCAACGCAACGATCCATTGGAGGCCATGAGATGGCTGTTCACAACACTTCGGATTTTACCTTCACCGTCGACGCGACCGCAGTCGCCGGCATCGTCGATGCGACCGTCACGCTCAATACCGAGACGGTGGACGTAACTGAGCTCGGCAATACGGCGCGCACGTACGTTGCCGGTATCACGAACGGAACCGCGTCGGGAAACCTCTACTACGACATCGGCGACGCTGGCGTCGCTGCGTTGCAGGCTGCTGCGTTGTCCGGTGCGGAAATAGCGTGCGTATTCACGCTGTACGCCAGCACGACGATCACTGCCAACGCCATCGTCACAAGCTGGACGCCAAGCGTGGCCATCGCCGATGTCGTGCGCGTTGCGTTTGAACTGCAGTTCACCGGAACGGTTTCCGATGCCTGACATCCGAGCCATCCTCGCGCTTGAGCCGGTTCCATTCCAGTGGAACGGGCACACGTTCCACCTGTCGCGGCCGACGCTGCTCGACCTGATCGAGGCCATCGACATCAACACGCAGGACCCGAAGCGCGGCCGGCAGTTCGGGCTGTTCCGTCACCTCCACACCGAGGACGGGCAGCCGGTGTTTCCCAGCATCGAGGCGGCCGGCGGCTGCCCTGCAGGGCTTGCCGCGAAGGCGGTCCCCATGATCGAGGCGCTGTACAGCGAAGGCGCGGACTAGGCCGGGACGCGCGGCAGCTGCTCGCGCGCGTCCTTCGGAACAGACGGGCGGCACCTTGGGAACGGTCGGTTCTAGAGCTCATCGTTGAGCTTGACGTGCCGGACTGGAAGGGCATTAGAAGGCGACTCAATGAGCTCTCCAAATCTAACCTTCCGACCGGACCCAGGCGACCTGAAGGCGATAAGTGCCGCCCTGGACGAGTTTGAAAAGAAGGTGAAGATCCGCATCGCCAAGAACGCCCTGAGGCAGTTCGCGCGGGAAGAGATGGCGCTGATCTCGCAGCGCAACGACAGGTATCTCAACCCGAAGCACATGGCGTACCGCATCAAGTTCTGGCCGAAGGGCGTCATCTGGCTAGGCGTCGGATATCGCGACCCGCCGGTGAAAATAAAGGGCAAGTTCTACAGCGACTACGGCGGCAGCGGCCGCGCGCGCCGCAAGGCGTACGACGAGATGGGCGTCGGTTGGCGCTCCCATTTCGCAGAGCTCGGATGGCACAGCTGGGCGAAGGGAATGACGCACCCAGGTACGGGCGCGCGCACCATCGAGCTCGGTCGCGCGTGGAAACGTGGTCTGCGGCATCGTGGACGCGGCAAGTACCACATCGGCACGGGCGCGTCGCGCATCGTGCACCAGGCGTTTGGTCCGAAGGTGCTGCCTTACCTTGCCCGCGAGGTCGAGTTTGAGATTTCCAAGATGAGCAAGGGACGCAAGGCGCGACGCCAGAAGGTGAGCCGGTTCCTATGAAACTCCCAACGCTGAACGTCGACGTGGCGGTCAACACGTCGGGCATGAAGAAGCAGATCGAGGACGCCAACAAGAAGCTGCAGGGGATCGGCGGCAAGGGCCTGGCGTTCGCCGGCGGCGCTGCTGGCAAGCTCGGCAGCCTCGGCGCGCTCGGCGGCACCGCCGGCAGCCTCGCCATCGGCGCGGGCGGCATCGCGCTGGCGGCCGCTGCCCCCGTCAAGCTCGCGGGCGCAATCATGGATTCGTTCCGCGCGACCGTGACCGAGGCCAACAAGACGCTGTCCGAGTTTGCCAAGACGGGCAAGACCACGACGATGAGCGCCGTCCAGGCGGCAAGCATCGCGGCGGCTGCGGGTCCGCAGGATCAGTTCAAGCCGACGGGTTTCTTCGGTGGACTCTCGCGGGGATTCGGTTCTGGTGGCGAAAACGTCATCTCCAACTGGGCCAGCAACCTTGAGAAGGGCGCGAGCTGGTTGGGCACGTTCATCGGCGCATCGCTCGGCAACCTCGGCGGGCAGCGCGACATTGGCGAGATCATGCGCGAGGCCGACCTGTCGGTGGTTGGCAGCGAGCAGGAAGCGCGTACCCTGTACTCGCGCGAGGAACTGCGGGAGCTCGACAGGCAGATGGCGAACTTCCAGCGCCAGATGCGGGAGACCACGACATGATCCAGTCCGGCGAGTACAAAGCCTACCTCAAGAGCACGTCGGTGTCGCAGGGCGACATCTGGGACGTGCACTCGGCTACCGAGGTCTACCACGTCGAGAAGATCAAGCTTGACGCGCAGAGCCAACCAGAGCCGATCACGCCGTTCACGCCGGTCAACATCCTGTGGGACGATGTGACGCAGGGCGCGCCGGTCATCAAGAACATCGGCGAGCAGTACGGCGGCGGCAGCGACTGGCTGAGCGGAGCGCTTGTGCGCGGCATCGACTGGAACATGGGCGGAAACGGCAAGGGCCTTACCGCGACCGTGCGCTACAGCACGCGATACTTTGAGACCAAGTTCGGCAAGGGGCTTGCCCGCGAACAGGAGAACATCGCAGAAGCTGCGGCGCTTGAGGATGGCGCGCGATGCCTGCTGCTTCCCTGCATGGTCATTCCCACGTTCCGCACGCGGTCGATGAAGATGTACCGGGACAACCCGTCTATGACTGGCCCGAACGCTACAAACGACATCTCGGCGTCGGACATCGGCGGGCTTCAGAAGCAGCGAGACATCGACGTGCGACAGGTCGCGCTCAAGCTGCGGTTCGTGGTCGACGCGAATAGCCAGGGCATCGACGCGCTGACGGGCGTGCTGCAGGCGTACGTCGGCAAGAAGAACAGCGACTCATTCCTCGGCTACGGCGCGCAGAACCTCATCTGTGACGGCGCGGCGATCAACCACCTAGAGCATGAGTTCTACGAAGTGGTCATGGACTACCTGTACGACGAGTACTTTCATCACAGCCAGATCGTGCAGCCCGACCAGGACGGCCGCCCGCGCATGATGGGCACCGATTACGCCGACGTGCGCTGGGCGCGCGACGCGCGGACGGCAGTCGCGTTCAACGACATCTGGCCCGACGGGTTTCTCGGCGAGAGCATGAAGTACCAGGCGTTCATGGGGGTCTGGTACTGATGTTCCGTGCGGACTACACGTACCGCAGGCACAAGGACCTCGACAAGGCGGCCCGGCTGTCGCCTGAGATCGAGGGCGTGGAGTCGCGCCTCTTCAAGATCACCGACACGATTGTCTTGAACCAAGGCAACGCGCGGTACGTGTACACGCTGTATCAGGCGCGCGTGCAGAATCTTGCGGGCGGGTATCAGGTCGCGACCACCGCGAACACCTACCCGCACATCGGCCTATCGGTGAGCGAACTATCGAACGCCAGCGCGTTCTACGCGTACGGCGTCACGAAGACGAACCTTCCCGCAGGGTTCACCGCGAAGCCGATTCCGATCAACACGTTCGTCCTAGCGGTCCCGCACCGCAACCAGGACGGCACGCTGCTCTGGCTGATCCTCAACACGCAGGCCATCGACGGCGTCTGCAACACGCCGCTGACGGGCGACACCGACTACGGCAGCATCCTGCAGCCCCTGCTCGATGACGAGTACGGCACGTTCGAGGCCGAAGAGGGCGAGACCGACTACGGCGCAATCAACATCTACGACTACGCCACGTTTGCGTTCCCGATGAACGACCTGGACTTCGCGACGTTCGCGAACCCATATCTCCCTGAAAACGACATGGGGACCTTCACCTAATGGCACTGAAGCTACGACGCGGCGTCAACGCCGACCGCACGGGGATCACGCCTGCCCAAGGCGAGCCGATCTACACCACCGACACCAAGAAGCTGTACATCGGCGACGGCACCACCGCCGGCGGCGTCGAGGTCGGCGGCGGCGGCACGCTCACGGTCAACACGCAGGAATTCACCAGCAGCGGCACGTGGACGAAGCCGGCGAACGCGCTGTGGGTCGAGGTCACGATGTGCGGTGCGGGAATGTCGGGCGTCGCCGGCAGCACTTCCTCGCCTGGTCTTGGCGGCATGGCGGGAAAAACGGCAGCAAAGACATTCCTGGCGAGCGCCTTGGGATCGACGGTTACCGTCACTTGCGGAGCTTCCGAGGCGGCTTTCGACAGCACGACCGCGTCGCGTTCCGCATTCGGAGATCTTCTCTACGCCGGAGGCGGTGGAAACACTGGCGGCGTGTTCAACGGTTCAACCAGTGAACTTACGGTAATCCTCCAAAACACCGGCTTTGAGCAGACCGGGCATTTCGGCGGCGCTGGCATGAACTACGGAGACCCTGGATTTCATGGCGCGCCGTTTGGACCTGGCGGCGGCGGAAATGGAGCGCAGTCGGGAAGCGGCGGTGCCGGTGGACAGGCGGCAACAGGAAAGACGGATGTCGACAGCAAGGCAGCAAGCGGCGGCGGCGGCGCTGGCGGTGCAAGCGGTGCCACTGGCGTGGCCGGCACCGCAGGCGGCTACGACACCGTCACCGGGTTCGGCCATGGCGGCGGCGGCGGCGGCCAAGGCACAGCGGGTGCGGGCGGCGCTGGTGGCGCTGGTGTCCGTGGCGGCGGAGGCGGTGGCGGCGGCCAGGGCACCACGGCAGGCGGTGCCGGCGGCGCTGGCGGCGCAGGGTTTGTCCGAGTTCGCACCCTTTGCTTCGGATGATCGACCATGGCACAAGACACTGACAGCCCACAGCGCGACTTCGTCCTGCAGAAGGGCGCGAACTACACATTCACGGTGCACGTTGCCGCGAACCTGACCGGGCACAGCTTTACGCTGATCGGCAAGCCGTCGCACAGCTCTACCACCGAGATATTCAACCTCTCCTCGCTCGAAAGCACCATCACG